ATCTTGGGCGCCGTAAGCTACAAGTTGCATAAGACCTCCTGCCATTTTTGTTTATTATAATATTGCTAAAGAAAAAAATTTTACAAAAAAACTTAATTAACATTTATAAATTAATAATTAATAATTAACAATAACTAACAATAATTATTAGACAGTAATTATTGTTATAAACTAGTTGATATTCTCCTAAAGCGATAAGAGGTCGAGGCAATTCATGCAATAATGTTATTCATGTTTGATTTCAAAAAATTTACTAAATATTCATCAGAGTATATCTCGGTTTGTTTTTCATGCTTTCTCCTAAAAACATACTCGTCATTCTTTTTTCTTATACTCCACCCATTTTCTAAAGTATTCGTCAAAAATATCATCAAATATATATCATTTTTTTGTTCAATGTTTATATCTAATTTGCCCTTATCTAATAGGCTCTTTAATGCATGAATACCTTCTTTTAATGGTATTATATCTTCCTTTCTTTTCATTGTTTCTAAATTATACGGAGCCTTAACTTGCGGATGTCCTGTCCCTGTCCCTGTCCCTTGCCCCTGCCCTTGCCCATTCGTACTAGTAGGGTTGTATATTTTATGAATAATGCGTTTGTTTAAATAGTCCTCTGTTATAATCTCCGTTGTTGAATCTTCTAAATTTTTTAAATAAAAAATTGTTTTCCTTTTTTTAATAGCCATATTTTTCTCTAAACAGTTAATAATAAATTTCATTTTATAGTATGTCTCTCTCTTAATGTTCGCAATATCCAATGACTCTATGTTTATATTCGCGGTTAAAAGATTCGAACCGGTACTGATATCAGGTGTTTTATCATTTTTAGCACATGTGTCTAAATTATTTGATAACATTATTTTATTTTTATAGAGAAAACATTAATGCATTCCTAACATTATTCGTATTTACTATTTACTATTTACTATTTACTATTTTGCAAAACCCCTAAACTCCCTAAACTCCCTAAACTCCCTAAACTTTACAACTCTAAACTTTTTATAATTCATCCCGCGATTTGGTGTTCTTTTGATAGTATTGCTTCATTAAGCAAAGAAAGTGTCTTGTTTTCACTAGAAAAATAACTCGGATAAAGAATACTCCAGTCTAATGTCTCGTCAAATAAGCTCAACTTTGTATATACATAACCCAAAAATGCACTACAAAAAAATCTCGACGTCTTCTGAGGATGACGGTCCTTTTTACAGTAAGCTTCTATCCAATCTGTAACAACAATATCATACGGTTTATCATATACAACCTTGTGTATTTCTTTCAACTTTTCATTATTGAATATTTTCTCGTACTCTTCCGTGTCTTTGAATTCGATTCTGCGAACATATATTTTTCCACTATATGTCGAAATAAAGTGCTCGTATGGAATAAATTGAACTCCAAATTTTTTTGTATTATCTTCCGGGTCTGGAATATCTGAAATACCTGATGTCCACACATATGTGCCTTTTAATGGAACGTCTGTAAATTCGGGGTCTACTACAATCATACCAACGTGCGAAAAGTCACTCTTTGTCAAAAACTTTATTAACCAACTAAATAACCCCCATGATTTGTATTCAAGATTGTCGCATAAAAGAATATCTCCCGTTTTTAATGCACCGCTTTGTTCGCTCATTCTATTTTACTTTACTTTACTTTATTATATTTTTTATATTGTATTTTTTATATTGTATTTTTTATATTGTGTTTTTTATTATTTAATAATTCATATTTATTCATTTCATTTCATTTCATTTCATTTCATTTCATTTCATTTCATTGCCAATATTTATCAAAAAAAATAACTTTTATTATTTAATACTTCTAGTAAATAATATGTTATCAATAAAGTAGTTATAAAACTAAATAACGATATAATAAAATTCATAAAATTTTTAATGATATTATAAGAATTATTATCACCTAAATTTACATATTTATTTAATCCAATAAGTAATATTATTTTTATAAATAATGGATGTACAATATTAGTTGCTATACTAAGAACTAAATCTTTAAATGCAAACGCTATCGCAGTAGCGGTTGCAACTGATAATATAGTACCTGTCTTATTATCTAAAAATTCTCTTAAAGTAACAATAAATGATTTTTTTTTGGGTTTATTTTCACCTTCTCTTTGACCTTCTCTTTGACCTTCTCTTTTACCTTCTCTTTCACCTTCTCTTTCACCTTCTTTTTGAATATTTTGTAAATTATTGTACATTATATGTTATTATATATAAATGTAAGTATATTAAAATAAAATAAATAACTAGATATAATTATTAATTATTATATATTAAAAAAGTTATACTTATAACAATATAGTAAATATATAAATATAGATATATAGATGCCATCTTTTAAACATAAGACAAATAAAAAAATTTTTGTAGACAAGAAACGAATAATGACGCTAGATAGTGTTCATCGCGAACTACAGTGCGAATTTAACATAATTAATAGCGAAGTGTTACCTACATTAATTCGTAGAAAAAACGAAATAGTGAAACAATTAAATGACGCTGAAATTATATTGGAGGTGAATGATAAAATAGAGTTGCAAGATTCTTTGTATGATATTAAAGAGGAAATTTATAAAAATAAGAAGAAGATTAAAGACTATTACTTGAACAACAGCAGATTTATTTTCGACTATTTTGAAAACAAAAAGGAAATTACGAATGGTACAAATAAAACAACGATTCTTAACTCTTTTTTCAAAGTAAATGATAAGACGTTTGATGAAAATGCATTGACGCGTGCGAATGACAATAATGTTCAAAAGTTTTTTACAAATCTTGACCAGACATTTATCAACATAAACGACTATACGTATGCCACCGATATATGTCAGTCGTGTAATAAAGGCGAGATGATTCCTGTCGAACATGAGGGGATTATGGTATGTAACATGTGTGCTAAACAAGTTACCTATCTTATCGAAAATGAGAAGCCGTCTTATAAAGAACCGCCGAAAGAAGCGTGTTTTTATGCGTATAAAAGAATCAATCATTTTAAAGAAATTCTTGCCCAGTTTCAGGCAAAAGAAACTACGCAAATCCCGGAAGAAGTTCTCGAAAATATCAAGCAACAACTTCATAAGGAGCGTATCCCTCTTTCAAAATTTACGAATTCGAAAGCGAAAGAGGTGCTCAAAAAATTGGGATATAATAAATATTACGAGCATATTCCTTTTATTAAAGACAAACTTGGTATTAAACCGCCGATTATGACGCCGGAGTTAGAAGAGACGTTGTGTAATCTTTTTATGGAGATACAGGGACCGTATGCGAAATTTTGCCCGGATGACCGTGTGAATTTTTTGAATTATTATTATACGGTTTATAAACTGTGCGAACTTCTGGAGAAGACCGAATTTCTTTCTTATTTTCCGATGTTGAAAGATAAAGAGAAGAGGATAGAACAGGATGATATATGGAAGAAAATTTGCGAGGAGTTGAACTGGGTCTTTATCCCGACGCAGTAGGTTGTTGTTGTGGTGGTGGTTGTTGTTGTTGTTACTATTCATCATTAGATACTTCTTCTTCTATTGAAACAGTATTACTGGCGGCTAACTTAGTGTTATCATTAACTTCGGGTGCAATATGTTGTGGTGTTTGTTGTTGTAGTGATTGATTTAAAACAGCTAACAGTTTTACTTTATAATTTTTGAGTATGTTTTCTATCATTTTGCTACATATACTCGAAAAAAAACTATTATTTTCTTTATGTCCATGTACATATTCTATACGAAACATATATTTTTTTTCTGGTTGACCTGTTGGTACAATCGTAAAAGGCTGAGGATTATTATTCATTATTTCGTAATTATTAAAAGTGGTTGGATTAGCACCCGAAGAATATGTAATACCATTATACTCATTCTTATCTTCATTACCATAATCGTTATTATCGCCTAAAACTACTGGTTTTGGACCATTAGTAAATGTAAAATCAATACCATATGATTCAGGATTTTTTATTTTAAATAAACGAAAATTATATTTTTTTACTTTTACTACAAATTTTACTTCAAATTCTTTATCATCTTTTTTCATAATTAGAGTAAAATTATATACATCTGGTGTTTCTGGAATAAAATAAGATTGAAATGTTTGTGTACTATTAATACTATTAACCTGATGATTAACCATTTTAACAGCATGGTCAAGAGTACTTTTCATGGTTTCATTACCTTTACTTGTTTCAGAAATGAGACTACCATGAAACGTTAATTCAACAGTAAAAGTACCTTTTTGTAAACTACCAAACAAATTTTTAAACTTACTAAAACTGTCGCTTGTTGTATATTCCAATGTAACATTTTCCACCCCACCTCTCATAACCCTCTTATTTTTTCTAAGTTTGTGAGAATGTTTGCGATATGTATTTTTACGCTTATATTTATTAAGATGGCGTTTTGTATTTCTCCTACACTTAATATTTTTTGTGCGTTTTGTGCGTTTGGTGCATTTTGTACGTTTTCCACGCCTACTTAACTTCATTATAAAATAACAAAATATTTTATTATTTTATTATTTTATTATTTTATTAGACTTACTTTCGTCACTTTCTTCGTTTCAATGCAGTTTTTCTTCGTTTCATCGTATTTCTTATTCTTCTATTTCGTCGCTTTTTTACTTTAAACTTTCGACGAGTTTTGCCGCCGCCCCTGCGTAACGACCTCGACAAGTTTCTTTTTTTAGTATTTTTTGAAATACCTTTTAAAGTATTACCTTTTAAAGGTTTATATGTTTGATTACATTCTCTTTTAAATAAAAATAAACACTCGCCTGGGAGATATCCACAAAAAGGTGTGTATTTTTTATCTATACTACAAGGATTTCCTATTTCTGAAAGACGAATAGGTCTAATACTATCATGAACAATAGTAGAAATTACTCTATCATGTCCATAACAATCATCACAAAGTTTATACCAAAATGTAGTCGTATCGTTATCTTGATAAATTCTACAATTACTTTGTTCTGGTCGACTATGAAGATGAGCTCCTTGCATTAACGGTAATATAATAGAACCATCTTTACTATGCAAATAAGATACACCTTTAAATGTATCATATGGACCCGAATGCATTTTTGTAAAATCAAGATAATCAGGTTTATCAAGATATATTCTTGGCATATAACTACTATATATCGCATCGCCTATATAAGCATAAACAAATAATTGATCTCCAACTACTGGTTCTTTTCCAGTCCATACGTATTTACTTTTAGCATCATGTGAAATAAATATTTTTGCTAGTGTTACGGTAGGTTCTGGTTCTGGTGATAGATATAAAGGTGTATCATGACTACCCATATCATCACTATCCTCACTACCCTGACTATCACTCATATTTATATAATTAAAAAAATAACCTTCTATAAAGTAAGTAACGATTATTTATTATTTACATAATAAAATGTAAATAGTAAATATTATCCATATAGTCTCTAAATAAACGCTTTAATTTAAAAATTTAAAATTTTATATCTTCAAGTGTTTAAAGTTTGAGAGGAGTGGGGAAACCAACAAGGTTAGCACCAATACCGAAACCAGCACCTGTTCTAGCAGAAACAGCTAAAGTGGGGACATAAACATCCAAAATGGCGAAGGTGGCGGCTGCTACAAGAGAAATCAACGCAATTTCATCTAATTTAAGAGAGCGTGATGGTATAGAGTAAGCAACTATCGCGACACAAAGACCTTCGATAATATACTTAATAAAGCGCTTAAAAAGCTCACTAAAGTCAAGTGTTCCGTACATTATAAATATAATGTAGAAAAAAATATTATTTTATTAGTTTATTAAAATTAATAAATAAGTAAGCGTACAATTTATAAATGTATAAATTAATAAATGGTAAACTTACTTAAAATAATTATTTAATTATATAATATAATGTCTGAATCAAATAGTTTGCCAAAGGGAGTTACTCCTAAATATTTACCCGATGGAAAAGAAAATACAAAATATGTCGACTTATTGGAAGAAGATAAACCAATCGCTGGGCAAAAATTCGTATGTCTTTCATTCGTTTCCCCGGAGCATATTATCAAACAAAAGGAGCAGTTTTTGTTCGAAGAGTTTGTGAAGCAGTGGGATTACAAAAAGTCAATGGAAAAATTTACCCAGTTTCTCAACTTTGTATCATTTAAGTATTCTCTTTCTTTCGAAAAACTTACTGCGGACTTCCAGGAGTTTACAAAGGAAGAAGGCGAGGCGATTCGCGCAACATCTGGCACTCTAATTAGCGACGACTATAAAACATTTTTGGATAATAATGAAGACGAACTTGAGCAGAAATTCGGCGAAAAACACGGATTCCAAACATCTACAAGAGGCATCAAAGTGCGCGGCGTTTTTGCTACACAAGGCGAGGCAGAACTTCGCTGTAAATTGTTGCGCGAGGTCGACCCCAATCACGATATTTATGTAGGACAAGTTGGTATGTGGGTTCCTTTTCATCCAGAGGCATACAAGACGGGACGCGTCGAGTACATGGAGGAGACTCTCAATCAACTTATGTCCGATAAAAAGAAGAATGAAGAGACTGCAAAACAGGAATTCGATAAACGTGTGCGCGAAGCTAGGCAGAAGGCGATCGAAGAGAATATGAAGAAGGCGGAGGAGTCTGGCAATAAACTTACTCAGACCATTAATGCGGATGGGGAGTTGGTTGGTATTTCAAATGCTGCGAACTTTGATGGCTTGGATGAGGATTCTACTATTGACGATATTAAGAAGAGCATGTTTGAAGCCGAGAATGTTGTTCTTGATAAAAACAGCGACCATGGTTTGTCAAAACTGACACATTTCGAGAATTAAGATGAAACTAACATGAAATAAACATTTTACCTATTAAATATTATATGTTAAATATTATATGTCACTAATATATAATATTTGTTTTTTAATTGGCATGAATAAAAAGGTAAAACAATATGTAGTAAGTAATTATTTTAAATCATTTAATAGCGATAATGTATTTATTAACTTGGTTTGTTTATTATTCATTATAGCTGCTATTATTATATGCATTTATTTCTTATATAGGGCGATATCTAATGCATTATATATGTATAGGTTAAAAACCGATTTTTATAAATTACAAGATATGGGAGTAAATGTTAAAAATTATAATATTTTATATTTTGAAGAGTTTAAAAAAAAACATATAATGAATTTTACAAAATTAAAAAATACGAAACATATCGAATTTAAAAATAAAAACGCAATTGGTATGATTAATGACAAATATGTAGTTTTAGATTTTGATACAAAGAAAAGTCTCGCAAGTGCCGATTTTTTAATTGATAAAATTCCAAAAGATACTGTTTGTGAAAAAACGCCAAATGGTTATCATTATTATTTTGAAAACGATACAGGAAAACCAGTATATACTTGTATACAACTAGTTATTAATAATGTAAAATACTCGGTAGATGTATTAGGTGTTGAACATCTTATAATAACATCTCCTACAAAAATAAATGGAAAAGATTATTATTGGATAAATAGTATTTTTACACATACTCCTGCAAAGTTATCAGAGAATACGTGGATATTAGATTTATTAAAAGACCAGAAACCATTTCATAGTAAATTTAACAACGCTACTGTATCTTTAACTATTAAAAATGCTTTTATAATAATAGATAATTTAAATATTGAAAATAATATTCGGTTTACGCTTGGGATGATGAAAGAATATTCTGTAAAAATGAAATTGTTAAATGGTGTTATATACGTATATGATGATAATTATTATTTTTTGACGAGAGGTAGTTTTAGTAAATACAAGAATAAGAAATCTATGATAGAAAAACTAAAAAATGTTATTACCGAAATTAAACCATCGTGTATTATTGATTTATCTATTATAACTAGCAACTATTTTAAATCCGAACATATTTTTCACATGACTTCATGTGTTATACATAATGATTTTAAAAATTATAAATACAATTCTGAATTTCCGAATTATATTGAATGCACCGACATATATAAAAAAACAAAATATCTAATCAAGGATACTATTACCATAAATAATTATACAAATTCTAATAATAAAAAATTAAATCACTTAATAATGTCGAATACATCTAACACACCTCAAGCAAGTAATGTTAATAAAATATTGACAGGTCCGGAAAGTATTTATATAACATTTTTGCTTTCAAATTATTTTAGTATACCATGTGTAACATTAGGAGTTACTTATCACGAAAGCGATGATTCAGAGAAATCTACTAAGTCTTTAAATCAAGCTTCACATAAAATTATAAATACTATGTTTTCGTTATTTTAAAATTACAACCACCACCATCGCCACCACTACCATCATCAATTACTACCACTTATTTTTATTCACCTTGATTTTCGGACCTTGACCTTTGCGTTTAATATTTGCAGGGTCGTATTGTTCTTCCTCATCATCCGAGTGAATATCTTTCGACATTTCCCAGAATTCTTTTGCCCCCAATTTAAACGGACCATGTGTTTGCGCCTTATACCAAAATATCTGGTCGTGTAATTTATTCGATTTTGCATTATTATTAATTACTAAACATTCGTAGTTTTCGGTACACTGGTCCATAACCTGGCAAAAACTTTCAAATGTCGGAAACATACCGGCGTAGTTCTCATAGATTCTTTTACGATTCCCAATATATGGCTCACGTAAAATAAAAACATAGTCAATATTAGTTCGCAAATTGGGAGGAATACCTAGAGGATACTGCATCGTAATTACCAACATGATTTTCCAGTGACGACCGTTCATAAAAAGTAAACGCATCATGACATCTTTGGTCCACTTGTTATCGAAAAGACAGTCATCCAATACCACAAATGTTCGCGGGTCAATTGTGCTTCTTTTATACGACTCTATCTCTTTTTTCATCTGTTTTAATACGGCTTTTTGGCGTTTTAAAATATTTTCAATAATTGCCGTATTATAAGCATCATGAATAAATAATTTAGGAACATGCTCTCCGAAAAACCCGTTCCCTGCTTCTGTGCCGGATATAACAGTACCGATGGGGATATCTTGATGATAATACATTAAGTCTTTTACTAAAAAACTTTTACCGGTATCACGTCGTCCGATAAGAACAATAACGGGTCCTTTATTTTCATCGGGTCTAAAACTAATTGACCTCATATCAAACTTTGCTAATTCTAAACCTACGCTCATTGTTGTATATTTTATATATATTTACTTATTTATACTATATATTAAAAAATATATAATTTACAAACGCATATAATTTTAAAACGCATATTTAGTATTTAGTCGCATATTTAGTATTTTTATTAGTTTAAAAAGTAATAAAAATATGTATTTAATTAATTAAGTAATCGACGATGGAGATTTGCGACGACCAGCCTATTTTTGGAGAAAGTACATTTTCTTTAAACTATAGAAAACTCAACAATCGTGATTTTTTTGCTTCTTTAGAAGAATCGGAACTCGGTATAGTAAATAGTAAAAACTATATGCCTGTTTATGAAAACTATTTTAATTTAAACGAGACAAACTATAATTCTATAAATTTGAACCAGCGTTTTTATGTATCGGCTTTATCAGGCGTCGTTGATAAAAATAATATACAAGCTGCCGTTGTAGATGCTTTTAAAAGTACTTCCGAATCTTTAACAATTCTTCATAAACCTATTTTTATTAAATTTTCTCCTTTAATTGATCCTGTTAAATATATGTTGGGAAAATATGAAAGTTTAAATGTAAATGGCGACATTTTAGATATTCCTGTGCTATCAAAACTTGAGAGAAAGGGGCTATTAAAAGCAAATGATAAAAATAATGCATCATATGTTGATGCTTTTTTTTCATATTTATCGAGTCAAATTTTAAACTGTCATGACTTTATTCATGGTCTTAATTTCTACGGTTCATTCAATGCTATTAAAAAAGATTTTTATTACAACGTAATTGATGATATAGAATGTTTGGATAAAAATCCTTATTTTAATAAGAATAAAAATATTCTTTTTGAAGTTGAAGATATTGAATTCTCCGATGACGATGACAATCATAACGAGTATGTCAATAATGACGAAGATAGTACTCATTCAAACTACGCGCATAGACAACAAAAAAATACAAGGAACAAAAAAGAAAAAATTACTATTGAAACAAACGAAACGATAGACGAGTCAACTATAGTTGTTCACGATGAGTTTGATAAAGTGAACAATGAATTGAGTTCTATATTTAATACTTCTTCTGATAATATTGATAGTAAAGAAACCGAACCATCCGAACCATCAGAACTACCAGGCGACGAAGATTTATTAATATTAAAATTAGATGATATAGTTAGAGATAATGAAAATATAATTGAAGAAGTAGATTGTATTGTATTAAACAAAGATTCTCATTTCGGCAATGATAGTGATAGCAATGACTCCTTCACATCCGGTTCATGTTCTTCGCGGTCATCTTATACAAGTGATGGTCATAACAACGGTGATGATGGCTCCGGAAGTGATTGTGAAATTGATGATATTATTTGTCTTGATCATACTGTAAGTGGTGGCAAGGATGGCAAGGATGGCAAGGATGAGCATGAAGATGGTGAAAGCGGAGACAATAGCAATAGTGATAGCGAAGGAGAAGATGAATGCGACGATGACGACGATGACGACGACGATGAATACGAAGATGATGAAACACTATGGGCAACAATTAAGAATTTTCCGGTGTCAGCAATTATGCTAGAGAAATGCGAAAATACACTCGACTCTCTCATGATGCAAGAAAAAGAAATGACCGAGAATGAATGGAGGTCCGCACTTATGCAGGTTATTATGACGCTTATTACATATCAGAAGTTGTTCGGATTTACTCACAATGACCTACATACAAACAATATCATGTACATATACACCGAAAAGGAGTACATATATTATCATTACAATAAGAAATATTACCGCGTACCTACATATAATCGCACTTTCAAGATTATCGACTTTGGTCGCGCTATTTATAAATATAAATCCAAAACCATATGTAGCGACAGTTTTAGTATGACAGGCGACGCAGCAACGCAATATAACTGCGAACCCTATTTTAACGATAATAAACCTCGTTTAGAACCGAATTATAGTTTTGATTTATGTCGTCTTGGGTGTTCTATTTTTGATTATTTTATTGATGATATAAGTAATGTTGCAGCGATATGTAAAAAGGAGCCTTTGTCCAAGTTGATAGTGGAGTGGGTTACGGATGA